TTTAACTGTAGCTTCACAAACGTAGAGACAGTGATGGACTGCGTGGATACCCTTTGGTTATTGCTGCAAGGCTGTGGTGTAGGCTTCCGACCCATTGTTGGTCAGTTGACTGGATACCAGAAACCAATCCCTAAGCTAACTGTTAAGCGCAGTGAACGTACCGCCAAAGGAGGTGTGGCACATAACGAGGAGACATTTGATGCAGCAACCGGAGTGTGGACAATCAAGGTTGGCGACAGTGCCGAAGCTTGGGCAAAGTCCATCGGTAAGCTGGTCGCTCATAAGTTTCCCGCCCGTGAACTTGTACTCGATTTCTCCGAGATCCGACCAGCTGGCGATAGGCTTGCTGGGTACGGCTGGATAAGCTCAGGTGACGCTTCGCTGTGCAAGGCATACACAGCTATACATAAGCTGTTGAACCGCCGTGCAGGGTCTCTGTTGACACGCATGAACATCCTCGACTTAGTCAACTGGATGGGTACTGTACTGTCGTCACGCCGTAGCGCTGAGATCGCCTTGTTTACTTTCGGTGAAGATGAATGGGAGCAGTTCGCTGTTGCTAAGAAAGACTTCTGGATTGCCAACGAACAACGCGCTCAGTCCAACAACTCTCTGGTGTTCAACACTAAGCCTTTGAAGACAGAGCTTGAGAAGATCTTTGGTTTGATGGTTGCCTCAGGTGGCAGCGAACCCGGCTTTATTAATGGACAAGCAGCAACCAAACGTGCGCCATGGTTCAAGGGTTCTAACCCATGCGTTGAGATCTTGTTGGGAAACAAATCGTTCTGCAACTTGACCGAGATAGACCTGAATAAGTTTCATGGTGACAGTGCTGGACTGCGTCGTGCGGTTGAGATTGCAGCCCGTGCTAACTACCGCCAGACCTGCGTGAACCTTCGCGACGGTATCTTGCAAGAAGCATGGCACATGAACAACGACTTCCTGCGTTTGTGTGGTGTGGGCTTGACTGGTATAGCTACCCGTCCAGACCTACAAGCCTATGACTATGCAGAACTACAACGCACAGCGACCAGTGCTGCTTATGCAATGGCGGATGAGCTTGGAACCCCACGTCCAAAGAACATCACGACCGTCAAGCCAAGCGGTACATTGAGCAAGATCATGGACACAACAGAAGGTGTGCATAAGCCATTGGGCAAGTACATCATCAACAACGTTGTCTTCAGCAAGTTTGATTTAGTGGTTCCAAAGTTGCGCGGCGCTGGCTACAAAGTCTTTGACCATCCGTTTGATAAAGAGTCAGTCTTAGTTGCACTGCCTGTCAAGTGGGACACGGTTGAGTTTGATGTCAACAAGGGCATGGAAGTGAACCTTGAGTCAGCCATTGATCAGCTGGAGCGTTACAAAATGCTGATGACCAACTGGTGTCAACAGAACGTATCGGCAACCATTAGCTATGACGCAGACGAAGTGCCTGTCATTGTGGATTGGTTACTGGACAACTGGGATAACTACGTCGGTGTCAGCTTCCTGTTCCGCAACGACCCAACCAAGACCGCTGCCGACCTTGGCTACCCATACCTGCCACAGGAGGTGGTTACCAAAGAGGTGTACGAAAAGTACGTTGCCAACATTGTTGACTTCGAGCTAGACGAGACCACCGTGTCAGACACGTTAGACGATGACTGTGCCACTGGCGCATGTCCTATCCGCTAACTTAAACCAACAGCACCCTGTCTATAGGCTAGTCCTAGGACGGGGTGCGCCCATCACTTTTACATTGAGCAATTGCATATGACTAAGAACCGCCAACGGGATAGTGATCAGAAGCCCGGTCGCTACGTCGCTGACAAATTTAAAACACGCACCGTACACCTAGAAGCCAAGACTGATCGGCAGCAGGAGTACATCGAAGCGCTGGAAGATTCAGAGCAAGTAATTGTTACCGGCAGTGCTGGTACAGGTAAGACATACATTGCAGCCTCATGGGCAGCAAAGATGTTCCTAGAGAACAAGATCAAGAAGATCATCCTCACACGTCCTAACGTTGCCTCAGGTCGCTCACTGGGCTTCTTTCCGGGAACGATGGAAGAGAAGATGGCTCCTTGGGTTATCCCGTTTACCGACGTGATCACCAAGCATTTGGGAACCGCTGCATACGAGATAGCTGTGAAGCGTCGCAACATTGAGATCGTCCCATTTGAGGTCATGCGTGGTCGCACATTCGATGACTCATTCGTGATCCTAGACGAAGGTCAGAACACAACTCCCAGCGAGATGAAGATGTTCTTGACACGTATCGGAGACGGCACTCGCATCGTTATCAACGGTGACGTTCGCCAGACAGATCTGAAGACAACTTCAGGTCTAAAGACAATCATCGACATGGCTTACCACCAACGAATGGATGTGCCTCACATTGAATTTACTTCAGACGACATCGTGCGTTCAGGTATCTGTGGCATGTGGGTACGGGCGTTCGATGCGGTAGGTATTTAGGTTGCACATTAGGAGGCATCATGGCTAAAACTAAGGTTATCCCTCCAGTCCCTCAAGCACTCCTTGAGGTACTAGAAACTAATTTCCCTGACAAGTGTCCCGCGACATATCTGACTCTTGAAGAGATCCGATTTATGCAGGGACAGTTGTCGGTCGTTAGGTTATTGCGTACAGCGTATGACCAACAAAACAAAAACATAATGGAGTAATTAATATGTGTATTGGTTCCACGCCAAAAGCACCAGCGGCTCAAGCACCTACCCCCACCCCAGCACCAGCGGCTCCACCACCAATCTTGCAGACTTCAGTTAATGAAGCTAACAAGAACGGTGGTTTATCAGAGTCAGGAAAGTTGGGTACAAAGGGTTTGCGTATTGATCGTACCCAAGTTGCCATGGGCGGCTTAGGTGGCGCTACTGGCTTAAACATCCCTCGCGGTTAATAGGGGCAGGGATTGGAAAACAACAAAACATGCGCTTCCATTTATGGACAGCTAGAATCCAGCCGCCAACCTTTCTTAGACCGAGCTAGAGAGTGTTCGTTGTTGACGATCCCTGCACTGATCCCACGTAGTGGTCACACAGGCACATCTAAACTAACGACCCCATGGCAGGGCATTGGTGCGAGGGGTGTAAACAACCTTGCATCCAAGCTCCTGTTGGCGCTCTTCCCACCGAACACTCCGTTCTTCCGTCTGGCAATCGACGACTTCACACTCGAAAAATTGACACAGCAAGAAGGCATGAGAGCCAAGGTTGAAGAAGGTCTGAATAAGATTGAGCGATCAGTCATGGCAGAGATCGAAGGTTCGGCATTACGTGTCGGCGGCTTCGAGGCTCTCAAGCATCTCTTGGTCTCAGGCAACGTACTGATGTACCTGCCCACTGAAGGTGGTGTACGTGTATTCCACCTAGACCGCTTTGTAACCAGACGTGACCCAATGGGTAATGTGCTGGACATCATCGTCAAAGAGAACGTTAGTCCCCTAACGATTCCTGAGGAGATGAGGGCAGCAGTGCTTGGCGAAGGTGATGACAGTACAACCGTAGACAAGAGCATTGAGATGTTCACTCACGTATGGCGCGACGGTAAAAAGTGGCGTGTGTACCAAGAGGTCAAAGGTCTCAGAGTCCCCGGATCTGATGGCGACTATCCAATCGATAAGTCCCCATGGGTTCCTGTGCGGTTCTCTAAGATCGACGGTGAAGACTACGGTCGTGGCTATGTCGAAGAATACTTAGGTGACCTGAAGTCACTCGAAGGTTTGACACAGGCAATCGTTGAAGGCTCCGCAGCCGCTGCCAAGCTGGTGTTCCTAGTGAACCCCAACGGCACTACGGACAAGGCTGACCTAGCTTCTAGTGAGAACGGTGCATTCGTCGATGGCAATGTCCAAGACGTTAATGTCCTGCAACTCCAGAAGTTCAACGACTTCCGTGTAGCCCACGACACCATCAACGGTATCACTGAGCGCCTGAGTTATGCATTCATGCTGAACTCTGCTGTGCAACGCAGTGGAGACCGTGTGACTGCCGAAGAGATCCGGTTCATGGCTAGTGAACTTGAGGATGGTCTGGGTGGTATCTACTCAATCCTGTCTCAAGAGATGCAGCTGCCATTAGTAAAACGCTTGATGTTTGCAATGGAGCGTCAAAAGCGTCTGCCAGCTTTACCTGACGGTACGGTATCGCCAGTGATCGTCACAGGCATGGAAGCACTTGGACGTGGACACGATCTAAACAAGCTAAACATCTTCTTACAGAACCTCTCACCACTAGGCCCACAAGCTCTAGCTGAGTACATGAACATAAGTGATTACATCACCCGTGTCGGTACGTCTTTAGGCATTGATATGAAGGGTCTCATCAAGTCCCAAGAAGAAGTTGATGCAGCCCGACAGCAAGCCCAAGAAGCACAGATGATGCAACAGATGGCAGTGCCAGGAATGCAAGAGGCAAGCAAGATGATGCAACAAGGAATAGCTAATGAAAACAAGTAAGAAAAAACCTGTGGAAGTAGAAGTGCCTGAGCCAGAAGCTCTGGTCACCCCAGCCCCACAGGAAACACCAACCAACAAAAGGATTGTCCGTCCTGACGGTCGGATCATTGAACAGCACTAATGTCAGAAACTGTAGTAATTAACGAGAAGCCAGCTGGCGACGACCCGGAACACATCGCGAAGATGGTTGCCCTCGCCGATGGCGCAGCAACCCCAGCGGCAGACTCCCGCCCAGAGTGGTTACCTGAGAAATTCAAGTCAGCTGAAGAGATGGCTAACGCCTATAAGTCTCTTGAGTCAAAGCTTGGAGTGAAGGAACCTGAGGCTCCTGTAGATCCTGTAGTCACACCAGATCCTGTGGATCCTAATGCAGTCGTCCCTGACGATGCTGCATTGGCTAGTGAACTAAGTTCTAAGGGTTTGGATTTATCCAAGTTCGTAGCATCTTATGAAGCTAATGGTGAGATCAATCAGGCGGAGTATGACGAGCTTATTGCTGGTGGTTACCCACGCGACACAGTGGATCAATTCATTGAGGGACGTGTGGCTAAACGCCAGATAGACCTTCAGAATATCAAGTCGGTTGTGGGTGGTGATGCAGAGTTTGCAAGCATGTCCGCATGGGCATCTACTAATGCAAGCAATGAATCGCTCGCGTCTTACAACAAGGCTATGGAGTCTAAAGACCAATCACTGATCAAGCTTGCCTTACAAGGTATGCATGCCCAATATAAGGATAGCCGGGGTTCAGAGCCGAAACTTCTAACTGGCGCTAACGGTACAACCGCTAGTGACCTCTATGAATCTGTACAGCAGATGACCACAGACATGAAGAGTCCGGCATACAAAACTGACCCCGCTTTCCGCCGCAAGGTAGAAGCAAAGATCTCCCGCTCCTCAATCTTCTAAGGCTCCTATGGCTCCTCTAGTAGTGGGGGGTCTGTTTGAGATCGGCTCTAAGCTGATCGACAGGCTCTTCCCCAATCAGGCGGAGAAGGACAAAGCAACACTCGAACTATTGCAGATGCAAGCCACTGGCGAACTTGAGGAACTAAAAGTCCGCATGTCCGCTGTGGTTGCTGAAGCACAGAGTGATTCGTGGTTGGCTGCTAATTGGCGACCAATCACGATGCTCTCCTTCGTATTCATTATTTTTAACAACTGGGTTCTATACCCGTACTTCAAAGCCTTTGGCTTGCCTGTGATCTACCTTGAGGTTCCTGTCAACGTATGGGACATCGTCGAGCTTGGTCTAGGTGGTTATGTAATCGGACGCTCCGGCGAGAAGATCGCTTCTTCTGTCGCTGAAGTTCTGAAGAATAAATAGTCGCACTTGCAATCCTTTGCGGTGGCTCTGCAATAACAACAAAACTCATATCTCCCGTGATCCACTGAGGTGGGCAATCCTGTGGTTCGTTATGCGCGTTTGGAAAGTTGCTTCTCTTCTTTTCTCTCTCTCTAAAATCATTGGAAAAATAAAATGTCAAATGCTAATCCTAGCCGCCTTGGTCAAGAAAATCTTGCCGGCGATGCTAAATCTCTGTTCTTAAAAGTCTTCACTGGTGAAGTGATGACTGCATTCGCAGAAACTAATGTGGTTCTGCCTTACGTGCGTTCACGCTCTATCACTAGCGGCAAGTCCGCTTCATTCGCAGTTGTCGGTCAAGCCGCAGCCGCATACCACGTACCCGGTACTGAAATCGTTGGTAAGAACATCGCCGCTGGCGAGGTTGTAATCACCATCGATGACTTGCTGATCGCTGATACCTTCATCTCAAACATCGACGAAGCGATGAACCACTACGATGTGCGTTCCGTGTACTCAACCGAGTTGGGTCGCGTGTTGGCCAAGACTTTGGACAAGCACTTGATCCAGATGGGTGTACTCGCTTCACGCGCAGCTGCACGTATCGTTGGTGAAACAGGCGGCGCAACAATCACCACTGGTGGTTCAGTTGACCAGTTGGTTGCTTCATTGTTTGATGCTTCACAAATCTTTGATGAGAAAGACGTGCCTGATGAAGACCGCGTTGCTTTCATCCGTCCTGCTCAGTACTACGCCTTGGCACAAAAGACCGAACTCCTGAACAAGGATTGGGGTGGTGCTGGTGTATACGCAGATGCAAAAGTATTGCGCGTCGGCGGTATCACTTTAGTGAAGACCAACCACTTGCCTAACACCGTTATCGCTAACGGTACTTTGGATGCTGGTACAGACAACAAGTACGCCGGTGACTTCACTGGTGTGCAAGCTTTGGTCATGCAAAAAGGTGCCATCGGTTCCGTCAAATTGATGGATCTGGGAATGGAATCAGAGTACGACATGCGTCGTCAAGGTACTTTGATGTTGGCTAAGTACGCAATGGGTCACGGCCTGTTGAATCCACAAGCTGCCATCGAAATCAAACTCTAATCTGAGCCGTAAGGTTTAGTTAGTCCAAGGGGAACTCCATAAAACGGGGTTCCCCTTTTTTTTAAAAAAGATATATGACCACTTCAACGACTCCGTTATCGGAACTTGAGGCGCTGAATCTAATCCTGTCTGTAATTGGTGAGTCGCCCCTAGCTAGTCTTGATGCTGTATCTGCATCTGCTGACGCTGTCTTGGCGAACCAAGTACTGAACGAGGTTAATCGCAGTGTTCAAGCTCATGGCTGGCATTTCAATGTCGAAACAAATGTGACCCTCCATCCAGAGGCGAACTCCAAACAAATAGTTCTACCGGGCAACTGCCTTCGTGTAGATACCGTAGGCAACAGTGTGCAGACTGACATCGTGCAACGTGCCAGCACTGTCTACAACAAGACCAACAGAACCTATGTGTTCGATAAGTCAATCACGGTCGAGATGGTAACCCTTCTCCCGTTCGCCCAGCTTCCCCAAACAGCCCGTCAGTACATCGCGGTACGTGCTGCCCGTGTATTCCAAAGCAGAGCCGTAGGTTCAGACCTCTTGTTCCAATTCACAGCGCGTGATGAGGTAGAGGCACATATAGAACTCAAGCGGTCTGAAGGTATCACTGGGGACTACAACATTCTCTCAGGCAGCTACTCTGTTGCCCGATCACTGGAACGCTAATGTCTCTCATCTCTTCTTCAATTCCAAATTTAGTCAACGGTATATCTCAACAGCCCCCAACCCTTCGCTTAACCTCTCAAGCTGAAGTGCAAGAGAACGGTATTAGTACAGTTGCTAAGGGTATGAAGAAGCGACCGCCGACTAAGCACATTGCTCGACTAACAGGTACACAACTACAAGATGCGTACCTACACACCATCAACCGTGACAAGAACGAAAAGTACATCGTCGCTGTAACCAATGGAGCAATCCGTGTGTGGGATCTTCTTGGAACTGAACTAACAGTCAACACACCGAACGGCGTGGCTTATCTGACATCATCCAGTCCTAAGACATCCTTCCGCACAGTGACGGTGGCTGACTACACGTTCCTAGTGAACAAGGGTGTGACAGTGACAAAGGCTACTGAGCTAACACCGTCCAGACCGTATGAAGGCTTGGTAAGCGTTACGGGTGGGAACTACGGCAAGGTCTATTCCATCAAGATAGATGGTGTGCAGGTTTCATCCTTCACCACCCGTGATGGAACCACCGCAGCCCACAGCGTTGACCTCAACACAGACACCATCGCGCTGAACCTGTACAACGGTTTGATTGCATCTGGAAAGACAGCAACCCGAAGCGGTTCAGTAATCTACATATCCTCTGGCAACGACTTCAAGCTAGAAGTGTTCGATGGTTTTAACAACGGCGCAGCGGTTGCCTTAAAGGGTAACATCCAGCAGTTCTCCGACCTACCAAACAATGGCGTGGTTGACGGGTTCACAGTTGAAGTTGCCGGTGACGCTAACTCAGGGTTTGACAACTACTGGGTTAAATACGTTGATGATGGTTCTGCCTCTGGTATCTGGAAGGAAGCTGTAGAACCCGGCATCTCCAATGGTTTTATGGACAGCACAATGCCACATGCTTTAGTGCGTGAGGCAGACGGCACATTCACATTTAAAGAGCTTGAATACGGTAAGCGAACTGCCGGTGATGAGGACTCGTCTCCAGACCCATCGTTCGTAGGGCGTGAGATAAGCGATGTCTTCTTCTACCGCAACCGTCTTGGGTTCCTGTCAGAAGACTCTGTCATCTTCTCTGAAGCTGCACAGTTCTTTAAGTTCTATACCCCAACAGCGACGGCGCTCTTGGACTCAGCCCCCATCGACGCTGCGGTGTCTCACACCAAGGTATCTACGCTGGTTCATGCTGTGCCTTTCTCGAAGCAGCTGTTGCTGTTCTCAAGCCAAACGCAGTTCGTAGTTGAGTCAGGTGACCTACTGACCCCTAAGACCATATCGATCAAGCAGACAACCGAGTTCGAGTGCAACACAGATGCCAAGCCTTTGGGCGTAGGCAACGTTGTGTACTTCGCGGTTCCCCGTGGGGACTACTCTGGTGTACGGGAGTTCTATGTTGATTCAAACACTGGAACAAACGATGCCTTAGACATCACAGCCCACGTACCGACCTATATACCTGAAGGTGTCACAAGGCTCGTTGCGGGTCTGAATGAAGACATCCTGATAGCCCTGACACCCAACGACCCTACGAGCCTATACGTCTACAAGTATTACTGGAACAACTCTCAGAAGTTGCAGTCAAGCTGGTCGCGTTGGAACTTTGGTGGTGAGGTGTTAAGTGTGGACTTCATTGAGTCAACCATGTACATCATCATCAACAGGGATGGCGAGACATTCATTGAGTCTATGAACGTCGCCGCTCAGACTACACCGGCAGCGGGTGAGCCTTACATCATCCATCTGGATCGTAAGACAACCGCTTCAGGAACCTCATACGCTTCAGGCAAGACGTACATAACAGTTCCCTACGGTGTCACAGCAAGTATGAAAGCTGTACTAGGTACGGACACAGGCACACAAGCTGGTTCATTATTTAATATAGAAACAGACGGTGTCGGTAGTTACATTCCGGGAAACTGGTTAGGCAAGTCCGTAATCATCGGTGAACCGTACACATTGCGTTACCGCTTTAGCACTATCACTATTAAGAAGCAGCAGGGAGAGGGTCAGGTGTCAGAAACCTCAGGCCGTCTACAGCTTCGCAACATGATAGTTAACTATGCAGAGTCAGGGTTCTTTAAAGTTTCTGTAGGGAACTCAGGTCGCCAAGAGTTCAACTATGTTTTCTCTGGAACAACGCTTGGTGATGCTTCCGCAACACTAGGACAAACCACCATCAAGACTGGCAAGTTCCGCTTCCCAATTCTGGGTCGCAGTGAGAACGTAACCATCGAAGTATCTTCGGACAACCCAAAGCCTGTCGCGCTGCTTAACGCTGAGTGGGAAGGCTTCTATGCCCGACGCAGCCGTCCATCTTAAACCCCTACAACAAGCAACCATAGAAGACATCAGATACCTAGCGGCAAACCTGCGCGAGGCTGATCGTCTGGAGATGCACCACTACGGAGCTGATCCGCTGAGTGGACTCCTACAGTCATTCGAGTTATCCGAGGTTTGCTACTCAGCATTCCTAGGTGACGAGCTTGTCTGTGTCTATGGTGTTTGTCCCGGAGTGGGGGTCGCTGTACCTTGGATGATGGGAACGCCTTCGATGTCAAAAGTCAGAAGAGAAACATTAACGTGGGCAACCGCTGTCAAAGCTGAGTTGTCCGATAAGTACCCATTACTAATGAACTATGTGTGGTCTGGAAACAAGACCCACATCCGCTGGATCAAGTGGCTAGGGTTTAGTTTTACAGGAGAGAAGCTCACCCTCAACGGGGAAGAGTTCCTCCAGTTCACTTCAAGGAAATAAATTATGTGTGGATTAGTCGAGCTACAGATTGCTGCGGCTCTATTTAAGTTAGATGCAGAAAAGAAGGGGGCTGACGCTCAGTCGGCTTCCAACGCAGCAGCAACATCTGCTGCCCAAGGTAAGACAAGAAACGACATTGCTTTATCAAACATTCAGCGCAAAGAAAGTTATGTGGATGCATCCGATGCAGCCAACAGTGCTAACGCTGCCGCTAATAAGGCTATATCAACCGGAGTCGTCGCCGCTGGCGAATCTGGTGTGGCTATGGGCGGATCTGCTTTAGCTCAACTGAGAGAGCTTGGCGCTCAAGGTTCTTCAGACATCGTTACCTCAATGACTAACTTTGTCCGAGAGAGCGGGTCAATAGATGCCCAGTACCAGAACATCTTCATTACTGAAGCTAACACTATCGCCCGTCTTCCGACTGTTAAACGCCCTGACTACTTCAGTGCTGCACTCAGCATTGCTGCGGCTGATGCGGGACTTCAGCAAGATACGGGTCAAGGAATCTTTGGTCACACAAAGGACTTCTTCGGGCCGGGTGTTATATAAATTAGGTTAATTAAAAATGGCAACAAGAGTACAACCTCAATACCAAAACAACCCTGCACAGCTTCGTAGGAGCAACGCTCCACAGATGGAAACGCAGGTCTTTAATTCAGGCGCAGATAAGTCATACCAACTAGCTGCGGCTCTTGGGGCAACTCAAGCACCTCTAGCAGCCCTTCGTGAAAACCAAGTTGCTAAGGTTCAGCAGGACGCTATTGCGTGGGCAAACGGAACCTCCACAGCTGATCTGAATAGTGCGATTTCTAATAAGACTTTGCTACCCAGTGAAAGCCCAGTCTTCGTCGCTGCGGTTCGCAACATCCAAGGCGGTCGTCAGTTAGCTGAAACCGTATCCGATCTTAAATCTAAGCTTGCCACAGGTGAACTGAAGTTCGATAGCTCTAAGGATTTCGACGCTTACTTCTTAGGACAGCGTAATGAGTTCTTGGCAGGTAAAGATAACTTTACTGTTGCAGGTTACGACAAGGCGTTCAACGAATCCCGTACTGCCTTAGGTGAGTTTGTTCGCACGACGAATGACCAGACAGCCATAAACGATGCAGCCTTACAAGGCAACGCAGCGATGACCTCGTACCTTGCGTATGTTTCGGATCCTAAGCAGTTCCAAGGAACCCCAGCTGAAGGAGCGCAACTTCTTGGCGATGTCTACGACACCATGGTTAAGAACAACGTGGTCGCCAAAGAGGAGGGAAAGAAGATCCTGACAGGCGCTATGCGGTCACTGATACCCGGCGGTAACAAAGATCTAATGGATGCAATGTTAGACACACGTACCTCTGATGGTCTACGTGTGCGCGACATCGTCGGTGCAGAACACTCAGCATTGTTCTCAGCGCAAGCAAGTGGAAACTTTGACCAGCAGCAAGTTAAGAACTGGGTGGATTTGTCTAAAGAGTTTGCCTTTTCTGCCGTAGATGGGCAGCTGACAGGAAACAAGCTCAAGCGCTTTGAAGAGCTTTGGGGTCGTTTTGAAAAATACCTTCCTGCATCGTCAAAGCTACAGATCCTAAATTCTCAAAAGTCGGCTATGGATTCCATACAAAAGGGAATCAGTGCACAGACCTTTGCTAACGTACTCGCAGTTAACCAAGCAAACAATGACTCACAAATATTTGCAGCAATTGAGGCTGGGAATTTCGGACTGTTCAAAACCATTACAAAACTTGAAGTTGTAAACAAGGATGGTACTAAAACACCCGTTTCAGAATCTGACCAAAACGCTACCGCACAACGTTACTTACAGGAAAAGCTGCAAGGTGTAGACCCTGTAACCCGTGCCAGCCATTTCGATAACAACGGGATGGTTGATGAACAGGCACAAGCCTCTCTAGCAAAGCTGTCTGTGGGACTTGCTGAAGTGACTATAGGCACTAACGGAAAGGAACAGGGAAAGGTTCGGGAGGGTACGGCTGAAGGACTAATGCAATTCAAGTCATTGCTTGATCACAACTACGCATACGCAAAAAGGGTTGTTGGAGACTCAGACAGCTTTGACCGGCTTGTACTTGCTTCAAGTCAGTTGGAGATGGGACGCAGCATAGATGAAGTTGCTATCGGCATGGCGCGTATCAAAGGGCTAGGCATAACCTCGCCGCAGTACCAAGGTTTTAACAAAAGCGTTCAGGTAGCTGTTGATGATTTATTGGATCCAGACTTCCTTGACAAAGTGGCTTCAATACTTCCATTTTTCGAGGGGACGAATGACATGTCAAACGTGCTTCACTTCTCGTCCGTCATCAGGGATTACGCAATGTTCAACGTTGTTACAGGTTCATCGGCGAATGCCAAAGAAGCTGTAGCGGGGGCGTTAGAGCATATAGAGAAGAACTCTGTGCGTGTTGGGAACTTCAAGTATCTAAAGAAAGACTTACCTGAAATCCCATCGACAGTAAAAGACACACGCACCCCAGCTGAGTGGATGGACAGGTACATCAAAGAGGTTGTGTTTCCAATAGCTACTACAGCCGGATACAACACCGACAAAGTCCGTCTTGAAAAGTCACCCGGCGGCTATGTAGTTTATATAGGCGGCAGCACTTTCATGCAGGGCAGTGATGGGAAGGAAGTGCGTATTGGTAATAAACAGATGGGCGAGTGGGCGCTAAAGACAACTCAGACATCGATGCGATCAGACGCCTTTGATAAGCATGTCATTCAGGAAGAAGCGCGTCTGATCAGGAAGATGCCAAAGGCTGTGCAAGGTGTCGGTCGAGAGCGTCTTTACGGAGCCGACGTAAACCCATACACAAGTTCAATCATTGACAGAAACAAACAGCTAATCATGGATAAGGGCTGGGATCAACTCCCGCTTGATGAGATGTTAGCTAACGTCCGCGCAGAGCGAACTAAAAACATGAAAGGTAAGTAATGCCTACTCTTGATGAGTATCGTAAGAAGGCATCAGAACTGGAGAAGCAAAACAATTTGCCTGAGGGCATCTTGTGGAAAATCTCCGGTATTGAATCCAGTCACCGAGGTGATGCAGTCGGGCCTGTAACAAAGTCCGGTGAGTCAGCAAAGGGCTGGTTCCAGTTCATGCCAGCGACAGCTAAACAGTATGGGGTTACCGACCCCACAGACTTCAACCAATCAGCAGATGGTGCAGCTAGATTTTTATCTGATGTACTGAAGATGCACGGCGGTGATGTAAACCGCTCACTTGCTTATTACAACGGCGGCAAACCCGCAGTTAAAGCGTTAGATGCCGGTAAGCCTTTTAAGGAAACCGCTGGCTACTTAGCAAGGTTTAATGGGACACCGCTGCAAGCATCCACGATGCCCAGCCCCGCCGTTAACACCCCCGTAGAACCCGTAGTCTCCGATGCCCCAACGATGATGGGGAATCCTGGCAGTGAAATACTTGGGGATGCACAAGCATCGAAACAGTACGACGGAATTGGAAACAGTTTTGTTGGTTTTGGTAAAGGTGTAGCCGCTGGTGTACAGCAGACATCTTGGTACGGCTTAGGTGAAAACATAGTCAACAGCCGTAAGGCAGATCCTGAATACGCGCCAACGATTGCTGATTATGAATTAGCCTTCGACGGTATCCCTCAGGAATACCACAGCAAGATTGCCAACTCATCGTTCTCTTCCGAAGAGCTTACCCTTAGGTCTAACCGGGTTCGTGATCTTCTAAAGAAAACCGGCGATGCAGCAGCCTACGGGGTTCCGGGTATGGCAGGTGTGATGGGCGGGTCGATGGTTGATGTCGATATGGCAATATCGATTGCGGTTCCAGCACTTGGTGCGCCTTTGTTCCTTGCAAAGGCATCCCGTGTTGCTAGGGCTATTGAGATGGGATTAGTAGCAGCGGCTTCCAACACTGCTTTTGAAGCGGTCACAAACAACACGAAGACCATAGGGTTACCTGAGGATATAAAGTACGCAGCACTGATGGGTCTGTACATCGCAAC